CGCGCAGCGCGTCCTCGGCGGCCTGGGCGTCGGTCGCGTCTTTGGAAGCGAGCTGTTCGATCTGCTTCTCCCGGTCCTGGAGATACCAGGCCACCACCGCCTTCACCTGGTTCGGGTGCAGGTTCGCCGGGTGGGCGGCGGTTTTCAGGAAGTCGTCCACGAAGGGCTTGTCGGCCTCGGCAACTACAACCCCTTTCGGGAGCGCAAGATCGTACTCTTCGGGTTTCTCCGGGATGCCGTTCTCCGCGCGCCAGGCTTTGACCTCCTCTTCGGTCGCCCCCTCCTTCAGCGCGGAGCGCAGTTCCCCCGAGCTGATGCGCGACTGCGCGGCGAGGAGTGCGTTCGCGACCTCCCGCGGGGAGGCGTAGCGCTGCAGGCGCTTCGAGATCTTGTCGTCGGCGCCGGCGATCTGATCGCGCCAGTCCTCGGGCCAGCTCGAGGGTGCCGCGTATTTCTCGCGGTACTTGCCGTGCAGCTCGAGCACCTTGTCGTCGTCGAGGGTCTCGAGACTCGCCGGATCGATCACGAAATCCTGGAGGTACTTGCGGGCGTCCTCCGGGGTTGGGGTCGCATCACCGTTGCCCTTGCCGCCCTTGGCGGCGGCTGCGGCCTTCGCCGCTGCTGCGGCAACCGCTGCGGCGGCGGCGTCGCCTGCGCCTTTTCCTGCTGCTCCTGCTGCGGGTTCGTTCGCCATATCAGGTCCTCTTTCGCTGTTGGAGTGCTGCGATGTTGATCTTCATCAACTTCACCACCTGCTGGCCCACGTAGCGCTTGCCGCAGGCAAAATCGGTATCCCGGCGCCCGGCCTCACCAGGCCGGTACTGCAGGTCATGCAGCCCGCAGGGACCCTCGAGGAGCCAGCGCACCGCGAGCAGCTGCTGGTCCTTGTTCGCCTCGCCCCGAGAGAGCGCCTGCCAAGCGGAGGCCTCCGGGATGCCGTATCCCGCCGGCTCGACCACGCTCGCGCTCGGGATCGTCTTCGCGGTCTCGCGAGGCGGGGGCTGCTCACTTGCCATCCGGAAGCCCGTAGCGATACCCGTAGGCTTTCAGCTCGCCTTTGTCCAGCATCTCGTTCAAGACCGCTTCGAATTTCCGATGTTGTAGCGGCGTCCGTGCGCAGCCGCGCAGCACCGCCCGGGTTGCCGGGCCGCAAGGGGGCTGGACCGCTTTCAGCATCCGGTCGTGCAAGCTCTGGTCAAGGACGGAGTCGATCGCGCTCATGCCGGGATCGATTGCGCTGCGGGGGTGCCTTGCCGCGCTTCAGACATGGTCTTTGCGACTTCGGCGCCCTTTTGCATGAGACCGAGCTTGTGCTCGGCATCGGCGGCGGCGCCGGCCTCCAGGGCCGCGGCTTTGACCTCTTCCTCGCTTCGGGTCCAAGTCGCGGGTACCCCGACCCCGGCGAGCGCGTCGCGCAGCGCATCGGTCGCTTTCAAGAGCTCCCCTGCGGCCGGATCCAAGCCCATCGCTTCGGCCGTCAACTGCTTCGCCTGCAGGAACACCTGGCCCTTCATCTGCTCAATGGAGTCGTGCAGGGGGCTGCGGAAGCGAAAGATGATGCCCGCCCCGCGGAGTTTCCGCGGCATGTTGTCCGGTCCCCCGAAGGCGCCGTGGCGCTTCAGGACCTCGAAGGTCGCCTCGCACAGCGCCCCGTTGTAGCCGTACTCCATGGGTTCAAAGAGCGGCAGCGCCTTCCTGATGTAGTCCTGGACGATTTGCCCCGCCTGGAAGGCGGTCATCTGCGGGTCGGAACTCGGGTTGAACGGTTTTAGGGTGTTCAGGTAGAACGCCTCCATGATCGCCTCTTTGGAAGCCTTCTGCATGTCGATCCCCAGGGGCATCCCCGACTTGTCCAGAACGAGCGGTGCCATTGCGTCCCTCACGTTCGTGTCGGTCACGTCCGCCCAGACGATTCCGCCCGCATACAGACCCAGGTCCCCCCGGATCACGTTCTGGTTCGCGACCATCGGCGGGTTGGTCATCTTCTCCCCCGCCTCAAGGAGCGTGTAGGTCATCGCCTGCAAGAGGCGCGAATCGGGGAGCGCCGCCACGCTCGCGGGCGAGTAGGCGTATTGGCTCCCCGAGACCGTGAGCCAGCGCGGGATCACGTAGATCTGGTAGTAGGTGCCGAGGGCTTCCAGCACGGTGTCGTTGTCGACGTCGTAGAAGAGCGACACGTAGGGGCAGTTCTTCGCTTCCGGCCCGTCGTAGAGCTCGGCGTCGACCACGACGTGCATGCAGTTGACTTCCGCAAACGGGTCCTGGCGCGCGAGGTTCTGGTGCTTCGGGGTGTTGGCGGTCTTGGGGAAGCTACGCTGCAGTTCCGAGATGTAGGGCTTCCAGCGCCTGAAGATGGCCGAGAGGTCGCGCTCGGCGTTCTCGATCCAAGCGACGTCGCGCAGGTGCCAGGTGCGATAGAGGAGCGTGTCGCCGCGGCGGTTCAGTTCCACGGTCATCGGCGCCTGGCCGAAGGCGGCGAAGTCGTGGTCAGCCTCCTTGGTCGCTTGGGTGAATTTCGATGCCCGGTCGTACATCGCGCGGCGCTGCACGGTCCCCGCCCACTCGAACCAGGCGCGCGTATCGTTGTCCTGGAAGCGCTCGTCGATCGTGCCCATGTGGAACCAGATCTTCTCGGTCGGTCGCAGCATGGTGCCAAATTGGTTCCCCAAGTCGCGCCGGCAAATCACCGGGTAGCTCGACATGAGGTTCGCCGCGAACTCCGTTCCCAGCGCCCTCTGGTAGGTGAAGTCCGCCCGCTCCGGGTAGAAATTCATGGCGATGTCCTGCCACAGGTTCACGAGCGACTGGCGCTTCGCGAGCGTTCTTTCCCCCAGGAGGACGAGGTCTTTCGGGACCATGGTCAGCCACCCAGGGGCTCAGACTCGCCCTGGGATAGGATGGTGGACAAGCGCCCCCGGCGCAGGAGCTGCGCCTGGATCGAGGCGCGGCGCACGTTCGGGTCATTGGGATCATTGACGGGCATCGCGATCGGCTTGGGGATCGTCGGCATCTGGATCGCCCGGGGCCTGGGCGCGGTGGCCACCGAATAGACCGTGGTGGCCGCGGTGGCGAGGGCTGCGTATTCGGCTACACCGAAATCAGCCATGGGTGAATCTCCTCAGATAGACCACATCGGTCGCCTTGTAGGCTAGCCTCACGAGGATCTTGCCGAGGCCCGGGGCGGTGAGCCGCGCCCCTCTCTTGATCGCATCGACCCGCTCCGCTGCGAGTTCGGCGTCCGCGTAGCGTAACAGATTCAGGGAGTATCTGCGAAACTCAGGCAGCACGTAGAGCGCGTCCTGGGTCGCAAAGAGCGCCTCGCGGTTGTGCATGGCGGGGGACACGCCCATGATCGAGTAGCCGGCCAGGCGCCCGTTCACGCGCATCACGTAGCAGCGTAAGGCACCCGCGAGCTCGAGGGCATCGTAGGCCTCGCACATCGGCGCGAGCGGCGCGCCCAAGCGCCCGCCGGCCTCCGCCTCGTCCTGCTCAAGGAGCGGCCAGATCTCCCCCCACAGACCGAGGGCACTCTCGCGCGCGCAGGTGACGTTCACCAGAATTGGTGATACCAGAAGACCATGCCAACGTAGATCATGCCGCAGACCCCCGCGACGATAGCCAACAGGCCGGATACGACCGCGGCTGCAATCCCCTCGTCGGCTGGAGCGCGCTCGGAAGATCGGTATGCGAGCAAGCTCAAAATGGTGAATAGAATTGCCACCGCCAGGAGATATTTCATCGTGCTTCCCTTGCTCGTTTGGCCGCCTCGCGGCCGGTGATCACCTTGCCGGGCCGCGAGGACCGCCGTTGCGCCTGCTCCTCGGCTCGCGTCGCCCAGTCAAGGGCATCGGTGATCTGCTTGGGGCCTGCCCACCAGGCCATGATGATTGCGTCCCCCTTGTCGGTCGACCGCCCGAGGCGCTCGACCACCTTTGTTTTGTCCTCCACCTTGATCCCATTTGGGGTCACCTCGAAGGTCGGCGTGGTCAGATCGGCCACCATCTGCGGGTCATCGGGCAGCATGATGGGGGAGCCCCCGGGCTGGTCAGGATCCAGAGCCTCCCGGAAGGCCCAGTGGGCGGCGCTGCGGACGTTCAGAAACCGGAGCTTCCTGTCCGCGCTTCGCCTGTCGGTGCGCTCGGCGCCCTTGTAGGGCATGGCCTCGATACCGTTGTCCTTACAGTGCTCGTAGGTCGATCCGCCGTAGCCGCCTCCCATGTCGATCACCACCAGGGCCTGGTCCTGGCGGTAGCTGACGATAACCCCGGTGCAGTAGCTGCCGATGCGTTCAACCGGCACCTCGCGCCCGGGCACCTCCACCAGCTTGTCGTACCAGCCGTCGAACCTCGGGGCGAGGATCAACGGGTCCTTGCCGCCGCCGGTGCAGTCCACGCCGATCGCGCACATGGGGACTGCGGGCGGCGGAAGCGGCGTCCAGCGCTTCTGCGCGAGCTTCACCCAGGTGGTCGGAATGGTCTGGTTGGGCGAGTCCCGGAGGCTCGCTTCGAACGAGCCCTGCATGTAGGCCGCGCGCAGCTCCTCGGGCAGGCCCGCCAAGCGCCCCTCGTACCCGGTGTCGGCGAGATCGGGGTTCTCCCACAGGTGCCCGCGGATGAAGGTGCGCGACTTCGCCATGATCTTCTTCCTGTCCACCAGGTGCGGACCCGCGCCGTCGACCTCGGTGTCCTGGCCATCGATCGTCGTGTACCAGCGCAGCTCTCCCGACTTCGCCGGATAGGCATGCTTGGGGTCAAGCCAGGGCCCATAGCGGCTCATCACCCACATCCCGGAGGCCTGAGTGGGGGGGTTCAGGGTGCTCACAATCCT